TGCAGACATGAGGCCGTCAGAAGAATCAGTGGCTGTAGTCAGATAGGAACAATGGACAGTAGCTACACCCTGGCGGTCCTGAGTGAAACGGTCGATTACCGCATACGATGCATACGACTGGTCCACTGGGTATTGCAGGAGCTTGTAGCGGTCACCCACAATTTCCGGGATATCCTCGGCGCCAAGCGCACCGATGTTGTCTCTCGCAGTCTTCTTTTCTGCAGCCGTTGTATCCGCACGCTGGTCAACGTTGTAGAGAACCTTGTTAATAGAACCTTCTGTCATTTCTGGGCCTCCTTGAGGTCATGGAGAATTTCAAGTGCGGAATCCAGCTTGGTAGAAACCTTGGCCAGTTCCGTGTTGAGCGTCGCAAGCTGAAGTTGGTGATCGTCCAGGCTCGTCTTGGTGAAGGCGAGGTCTTCCTTGATCCGGGCGTTTTCCCAGGTAAGGCGTTGCACGTCGTCGTGAAGCCGTTGAGAATCGGTGTCCCGTTCGGTCTTGGTGGCCAGACGGTCATTCGTCAACTTTATCTTGTCTGCAATCACCTTGACCAGGAGGGCCACATTGCCCACCAGGGACGTGATTGCTACCACTAATGCTGCGATTGTCGGGTCCATAGTTTCCTCCTATTTCTTCCAATCATCTGGGATTTCTGCCAATTCAGCTGCTCCGGTCGTAGTATTTTTCCCACAATACCTGAACGTTGCATAGTGACTATATACGAGACCTGTGGACGAAGCATCGTTATACAGGTCGAGAGCACCACCTGTGACCCTGATACAATTCGCAAAAGTGAAATTCATGAAATCAGCTGATGAAACATCGAACCTATGTATGTATTGGAGCTTGTCACAACCGCCAAAGGTCCAACCCCACCGATTGACATATCGGGTATCGAACAGACAGACTTCGCGTAGGTTGTGACAGTTTGCAAACATACCCTCCAGATTAGTGAGTCCGGGTGCATTTGCCCCCCATACCTTCAACAGGTTTGGGTCGCCCAGTTTATACATGATAACGGTATTTGTACTGGTATCTGTCTCATTGGTCCTGAATAAATCATGGAACCAATAATCGGGGTGTTCCGCTCCCGCCAAGGACACATCCCACACATTACCGTTACCGAAATGGTCAACGTGCGTCTGCGGGAACCCGAGCGAAGGTATGATAGGCCCATGCGTATCAAATGCATATTCGATACGGATTGTCCAAGGTGGAAGGTTGTACGGGTTCATATCGGCGGACGGATAGTACGCGAGCGTATGGTCGCCGTAGGTAAGCAACGAACCGTTGTATGTAAGCCCTCTCCAATAAGCCATACTCTACTTCCTCCCTGCGATGTAGGCGCCACTCGGCCCCACCGGCAACGCGCCGTTGAACAGGACCATGCTCGGAATGACAGGTCCCGGTGGAACGTCAGGTTCCGCCTGTATCAGGTAAACTAGCGCAATGTACGGCATCATGTTGTTGTGGGCATCACCGGAACCTGCGTCACCGGAGGTCATTGCTGCACAGTCGGTAATGGAGCCGGACATCGTGCACGCCGTGGCTGCGTGAGCAGTTATTGCCACGTTTGTTGCACGTGTCATGTTCGTTGCACCCGCAAGGCCAGTTTTTACGGTTGTGCCCTTAGAGTAATAGTAAGGTTTCCCTGTTTTTGCTCTCACATAGTTAAATGCTGGCTGTGTAGTAATAGAATGAGCCAATGATGGTGTGCTCAACACAATGTTATTGGAATGCCCATGTTGAGGTATAGTATGGCTATGCGAGGGGATGTTATCTTCAATAAGAATGATGTCGGAAGCACCACCAGTCTCACCTAGCGCGTGATTCTGTGAAGTGCCAACAGGAACATTCGCCATCATATTTGGCAAATTAAATGTTGTTGAGCCATCACCGGGGCCGTAAGTATCACCAATTACGGAAAACAATTCGGAGTAATCCTGCCGGGAAATAGCAGAACCATCACAAACAAGATAATGATCAGGTATTGTTGCGCCAGAAAAAATTGTTATCGTCCCAATAGCCATATTATTCTCCGGTGCTTATGATGTAATTGAGTGTAATATATGGTTGCATGTTACTATGAGCACCATCGCCACCGACGGATTCCATATTAAATGCATTGCAATCGGTAACTGATCCGGTCTTTGTGCAACTGGACGCCGTGTGATTAGCAACTGCCAAATTTGCACTTCTTGTTGCCGCCGTTGTCGTATTGGATTTAGTCCAGTTTTTTGTACCGCCACCCTCAGACGACGACCTGGAGCCTGTTGTTGGTTGGTAAGTAAACATTGGCTGCGTGATAGAATGGGTAAGCTGCGGCGTGGTTGCTTTTATACTATTGGTATGACCATGTGATGGAATACCGTGACTATGCGACGGTAACTCATTTGTAAGAAGAGTATGAGTTTCCTCACCACCAACATCGCCTAGTGCAGTATCTAGCGATACACCAACCGGGACCCTTCCGGATATGTCCGGGAGATTAAAAGTAGAAGTCCCATCTCCGACACCATATGTCGTTCCGATAGCGCTAAATAAATCAGCATAAGTGGACCGCGATATAGCAGAACCATCACATATCAAAAATCCGGAAGGGGCCACCGAGCCGCCAAACATGTAAATTAACCCAGGCGCCATTAAGATTCCCCCGTACATATGATGTATTTAAAAACTGTATAAGGTTGCATGTTGCTATGTGCAGTACCACTACCCGTTGAATCAGATGCGAAACTTGCTTTATCTGCAATGGAACCGCTCATTGTACATGCGGCAGCAGCATGCGCAGCGACTGCAACACTTATGCTTCTAGTTGCCGCAACAGTTGAAGTTCCGTTAATGAGGGTCACGTCGCCATAGCCGGATGACGGAGAGGTAGCATTCATGTTCGGCTTTGCGTAATTGAATGCCGGCTGGGTAATCGAGTGACTGAACGTGGGCGTGGTTGCCCCAATTGTGTCCGCATGCCCATGCTGCGGCACCTCGTGCACGTGCGCAGGAAGTTCACTCTCCGTAAGTGTGACAGTCTCGCTACCGCCAGTGCTGCCAAGGGCGTGGGCCTGTGACACACCGAGGGGCACCCTCCCAGACAAATCCGGAAGGTTGAACGTTGTCGAACCGTCGCCTGCGCCGAACGTGGTGCCTATGACACCGAACAGGGTCGCATAGGTCGTTCGGGACACGGCGGACCCGTCGCAGAACAGGTAGTTCTCCGGCGCCACGGTGCCCGCGAAGGGCATGATGATTCCTGCTGGTTCGCTCATGAATGCTCCTATTCACCCACAACTGGCCACATCCACACGCCGTTAACCCAGCGATTTGTAGCAGCAGCTGGTTGGTTAAGGCTGGTTTGTGATACATACAAAGTCAGTCCATTGCCAAGCGCAAATGCATTTGCAGCTGGTTTAAGACGATTCGACCATGTGAAAATGTTGGCTGCACCGGCAGCAAGGTTCACATCAGCCGTAACAGAAACAAGTTTCAACATTGAGTTGTATTTGATTTCAAAACCGCCCGCCAAAACTGGAGTCGTATTATATTGCGCTTCCGTTGACACATCTTCCCAACTACCAATGGGCACATCCGGAGCCGTGTTCGCAATGGTGATGGTGCTCTGGTTCTCGGTAATGGAGATTCCAGTACCCGCCGTCAGTGTCTTCGGCACCGGCTTGTTCTCGATGTAGGATGGGGCAGAGCTGTCGCTTTCCGTCCAGTCGCTTTGGACCTGCGAGCCACCGCCGGTGGCCCATTCGGGCGTCCCCTGTGAATTGACAGTCAACACCTTGTCAGCATCCGCGCTCGTGGCTGCAGGAACGAGTTGAGTTCCACTCGGAATGGTTGGCTTGTTCAAGATTTCGGAAGCGCCGCTCGAAGAGTTCCAGTCGGCATTCACCTGTGCCGGAACATCGGACAGAGTGATGAACCCAGAATCGTTCGTGAGGTCGCTCGTCGCAGTCGGGAGGTCGCTCTTCATGGCGACAACAGTATTGTCCACGGACACCACGTTGTTCGTGATGTCGATTCCGGTGCCGGCAGTGTATGAAGACGACGGGATTGCTGCGATGGCCTGGGCCACGGCAACACCTGACTGGGCGTTGGCGGAACTCGAGGAATAGGACTGGTCAACAGTGGGAACAGCAACGCTCTTTGTAGTAGTGGACCAAACATTAGAACTGGTCACTTTGTATTCAGTACGCGAACCCGCAGCCCCATATGCATTGTGGCGGGAGAAGATGATTTCAGCACCGTCATCGCCGAACGTAATGTCCGAACTGACAACACCGTCATCGGTGTCCCCATTATACAGATAGATTGACTTTCCAGCATTGAATGCCGCTACTACCTGTGCATAGGTGGCCACGCCATATTGCAGCTTAGCAACGTTGTCTGATACGGTCGGGATTGTCGGTGTGCCGGTCAGGTCACTGTATGCGCCGGTAGTGGCCACCGTGGCAAGCGCGGGCTTGTTAGCGATGTAGGCGTCGGAACTGGAATCCGATTCGGTCCAGTCCGCCTGCACGTTAACTTCTGCGCCGGCTGCAATTCCCGAGAGCTTCGTCTTCTCCGCGCTCGTGAAGTTCTCGTCCGTGTGCACATAGTTCGCATCCTGGACGAGATTTGCCGGCTTGTTCAGAATTTCAGCGACACCGGAACTTGCGTTCCAGTCCGCATTCACCTGTGCGGCAGGGATGGATGGCTTGTTGACGAGATCGTCATAGTCACCGGTCGTGGCCACAGCCGCCAAGCTGGGCTTGTTCAATATCTGGCTCACGCCCGAAACAGAGTTCCAGTCGCTATTGACCTGGGCCGCAGGGATTGTCGGTTTATCACTCAGGTCATCATAGGAACCAGTGGTGGCCACGGTTGCCAGGTCGCCAGGCTGGATTGCGGTCGCGCCAGCCGCGGCGCCACTACGGATTGTCGAGAGATCGGAAATCGTGTCCTGCTTGCCGGCGAGGGCCGTGTTCATGGCGCTCGTGGTTGCATAGACACTCAGGTCCGGCTTGTCGCTCAGATCGTCATAATCGCCAGAAGTTGCAACTGCAGCAACGTCGGAAGGTTGCAGAGCAGTAGCACCCGCAGCCGCACCGGAACGGATCGTAGATAGGTCATTGATGGTATCCTGCTTTGTCGCAAGACCAGCGGTAAGCTCGGCATCCGTGGCATACGTGCTGAGGTCCGGCTTGTTGCGGATGTAGTCAACAGCGGAAGAATCGCTCTGTTCCCAGTCGGCCTGGCGCTGGTCGGTCGCGGAGATTACATTGTTGGAAATGGTGATGTTATCACCCGGAGTGAGCACGTCCTGCTTCGTGGCAAGACCCGCCGTAAGATCGGCAGGCTGGACAGCGGTTGCACCAGCAGCCGCACCTGAACGGATTGTGGCCAGGTCGGAAATGGTGTCCTGCTTGGTAGCAAGGCCTGTGTTAACTTCCGTCTTGGTCGCATATACGGTAAGGTTCGGACGGTTATTAAGGCTATTGTAGTCGCCAGTGGTGGCCACCGCAGCAAGGTCGGAAGGCTGCACTGCGGAGGAGCCTGCCGTTGCACCGGAACGGATTGCAGCAAGGTCAGGAATTGTGTTCTGCTTGCCTGCAAGTCCAGTGTTGACTTCCGTCTTGGTGGCGAACACATCGAGGTCCGGCTTGTTGAGGATTTCGGCAACACCGGAGGTAGCATTCCAGTCACTGTTGACCTGTACGAGACTCGGCGCCGAAATGACATTGCCATCGATGGTCACACCCTGCCCAGCAACGAGCTTCTCCTGGACTTCGTCGAAATCCGCGGAAATGTAGTTCTCGTTGCTGATTGTGATGCCGTTGCCGGCGTAATAACTGTC